CGGGTAGTGTCTTACGAATGATTACCCATCTTGACTTAGGGTAGAGTAAACATAGTGATGAAAGTGTTAGAAGTAACCAGTAGGTCTTACCTCCACGTATTGCTCCACCAAATACTATTACTTTCTTGACTCCATTAACTGCTAAGTCGTATGCAGTTGTTTGACGTTTGGTTAACTTGAAACTCATTCATCTTTGTCTCCCTCAGTCCTTATGATAATCAATGGCTCAGTAGTATACATTGTGCTTTCTCCATTGTTTGCCCATAGCTTACGCTGTCTATTAGCTAACCAATGTTTAGCAGCTGGTGTATCAGGTGGTAACTCTTTTCTTAATTGTACTATCTGACCATCTTTAGTCAATGCCTCTTCAATGATGGTTAAACCTAATGCACGTTTATACATTGCCTTTGCCACCTTACCATCTGCATTCTCTTTCCCTTGCGTTAACGACTCAAAAAACATTGGGTGTTCGGTTTTCCAATTGTTTAATGTTTGTTCAGTTATTCCTAAAATGTTTGCCATTTGGCTATCGGATAAACCAAGAAGAGCCATTTCAAATACTTGGTCATTGAATGCCTCCTTATACTTAGTTGGTCTACCACCTTTGTTAACTTCTTCTTGTGATTCCATAATTACAAAGTTACATAACTATTTAGTTTGTCAAGTGATATGAATTTCTGTAGTTCAAACCCTTGAGACTTAAAGTTCATTGTGGTGCAATGTTCTATGAGATAGTCTTTACTAACTAACCAGCTATTTTGTTCATCTACTATCTGAACTTTGTCAAATGCCTTACCATTCTCTATTAGGTAGTAGTTGATTCCATAAGAGTTATTGACTCTCATTAGATGCTTAGACCTTGACCTAACTAACCTTAATGTCCTTGTAGCCTTATCTATTTGACCTATGGCTCTTTTCTTACCATCTGTGAGTAATAGTGATAGGTTAATGATTGCATCGTTATGTGTGGCAATTAATCTATTACCACTACCATCTTCTATTGTGTGGGTCTTATTCATAGTTGGTAAGTATCAATTCGTTTCTTAACCATATCAATAAACTTATCCATCATAGCTGAATAGTAACTATTAAAGTCATTGTATCCTTCAGGGTTACGTTCAAACAAAACATAAAGGCAAGACCTTAACCTTTGACTGGGTGTCTTTGAACCCATCTCTTCAGCATCTATCTTGATTGACTTTAGTAACTCTTCATCATTGTAGTTGAATGCCTCACCTTTGAATGCCATAACACCTATACCTGATGTCCACTGATTGAATAACTCAGCAGCCTTTGCTGGAGATAGTTCTTGAGTACCTATCACTACCTTTAAGGTTTTGTCTCTTCTTGTTGCTACTGATTCAATTGCACAAGGTATAAGTAGTAGGTTATTTTCCATAGGTTGAGGTGTAGTATTTTTCGCAATCAGAAAATCTGCCCAATGAGCAATCGTTGTAGCCTACTTTGTAAGCCCCTTCAATCTGCTGCTTTTCCATTGCTTTTGCTTGGTCAAGTTCCTCATCAGTTAAAACTTGTGCAAATCCTTCTTTGTTTAGTATACTAACTAACCACTCAACTGCTGTGACTCGTTTATTAGTTTCCATAAGTTTCTTTATAAAATACTAATGCACCTTTATTAGAAAATCCACTTTCATAGGCATCTTCTTGACCTATATCATAAGCACCCATTACTTCTAACTTATGTTGGTCTTTTAACTCTTCATAGTTATTTATCAACCACGATGTAAAGTCAACATTAGATAGTTCATTGTGATTCTCAAAGATTAATTCAACAACTGATTGTTCAGCAGCCATAGTGTTCAGATTTAGTTGGTTTAGATTCTTTATAGTTAGAACTAACCTTATCAAGATACTGCTTGACCATTACCTTGATTAGTTCCTTATGCGATGTTGGTATGCGAAATGTGATATTTATTGTACGTTCACCATATTTGAATGGGTGACCAGCACCTACCCTCTTACCACCTCTATTGTCTTTCTTTGTTATTTCTTTCATAGTCAACAAATATAGTGATTATATGATTATGTTTTACATTTACTGCAATGTATCTTACCATGATAGACCTTTGCATACTCACACCTACCAGCTCTTATCTCATAGTAATTGAAATCACATTCAATAGACCACATCTGTTTAAATGAGTAAGAGGTATTGAATAAGACCTCAAACTGATTATAAGTCAAGTTCATTTCATCTAACATAACAAACGGCTCAGTAAGGTGCTTATTTAGGTAATTGGTATACTCAGAATGGTACATCATAGTCAGGGTCTGCATAGTGTCTTAGGTCTTTAGGTTTGGGCAAATAACTACTACCAACATCGTGAGTAGTCACATCAGTAAAGTTTGTCATATTAGGTGAATGCCTAAACTCAACTATACCAGTAGCACCTTGACGATGTTTCTCAAATAGGTAGAAGATGTGATTGGTATATGGATTACCATCTTCATCATTCAATCCATAGTATGATGGTCTGTAAACAAATGCTACTGAGTCTGCATCTTGCTCTAATGAACCTGATTCTCTCAAGTCAGATAAGATTGGTTTCTTATCAGGTCTCTTTTCAACTTCCCTACTCAATTGTGCTAATGCTATAATTGGTATACCTAACTCTTTCTGTGCTGCTTTTAGTGTTCTACTTATCTCAGCAACTTCAGCTTCTCTATTGCCACCTTTAAAGCCTTCTATTGTCATCAATTGTAAATAGTCAATGATTGCCCACTTGCACCTACCTTTTCGATGCTCACGTTTAATTACCCTAATTGCTTCATGCACACCACATCTTGCCTTATCGTAGATTAAGAATGGTGCTTTCTCAATCTTACCAATGGTGCTTTCAAATGAATGTAACTCAGATTGACTTAGGTTACCATCTCTAAGACGTGATGAATGGATTGAGTCACCAGCCTCTTGTAAAATTAACCTTTGACATAGTTGAGATTTATTCATCTCAAGGTTAAAATAGATACCAGCCTCACCTGTTTTCATTCCGTGAAAGAGTGCAAGTGCAGTCTTACCCATACTTGGTCTACCAGCAATGATAATGAACTCAGGATGAAAACCACCCGTAAACTTATTGAGTGACTTTAACCCAGTCTCAAGTCCAGTAGTTTTACCTGATAGTGTTAGTGCTGCTCTACGATAGTATGCCTCACGTTCATCATTGGTAAGTTCAGAAAGGTCAATGATGTTATCTGAGTTGCTACCAGTATCAAGTAAGTTGGTAAGTGATTTGATTATTGATGTGGCAGTTGTATAACCATCGTTATTAAGAAGACCTAATGACTGCTCAGTAACTATTAATGATATTGACCGCTTGATGTGATTGTCTTTTAAAATAGCAATGTATTCATTAACTGGCTCATTGTAGGTCAAGTTGTTTGACCATGTAACAATCTCAGATGTTTCTTTAGGTGTGAACTTATCAATCTCGTTTGCAGTTGTAAAGAAGTTGACTAAGTTAGGTGTAAGACCTTTTTCGATTGCTTTCTTAATTACTGCATAACATCTATTGGTAAGCACCTCATTGAAGAGATGCTCACCTAATTGTGGCATTAGTTCCTGATGTGTATCACCAGTCATTAATATACCTATGAGTGCTTGTTGTGGGTTAGTCATTATACTCGAACTCTTTTATTTTATTTGGCATCTTATCAACTAATGTGATATTGAATTTACGTGCATAGTTTTTAGCTTTTCTTAATGTATCAAATCCTTTAATTGAATATACCTCAGATGAATTAAAAAAGTCTAAGTATATCATGTTTCCGAATATTCTAATAGTTGCTTGTGTCATGGTGTTTGATTTAGTGAGTTAGTGAATGGGTGGTTGTTAGCCACCCTTTATTTATTAAAGTGATTTTGAGTATTCAATAAAATCTGATTCAGTCATTCTTTCAAAAAGAATATCTGTTATAACTTCTAATACTAAATCAGAAGCATCTGAAATATCAAACATAAGTTTTTTAGATTCAGCAATTAAATCGTTAGTAGAGATAGTGTTGAATTTTTCTGTTGCGATTGCTTTAAATTCTTGAGATGTCATAGCGTTTGAGTAATTGATTAGTGAATTATTGATAGGCAAATATACACAATGTTTTGAATACGCAATACATTTATAAAATATTTTTAATTATTTTTTTTTAGATTACATCATCACCTACATATTTTTGACCTTGAGAACTACGATTGAATACCGCTGGTACTTGTTTGATAAAGTTGGTAGTAGGGGTTTTTTCTCTTTGTTTCCAAGATGCTAACCTTCTATGAGTATCCCATGCTTTCTCATTAGTCAATCTCATCTTACCATTGGCTAATGGCTCTGACCAATAAGAGTAGAATGCATTACAAGTATCTTTGCCAAACTTATCAATCAATGGTTTCATTTGGTTAATAAGGTCTTGATTGTTATAAGTCTTGAATGATGGTGCTTTAGCACTAACAACTTTATCCTTATCTATATCTTTATCTTTATCCTTATGTTTATCCTTATCCTTATCCTTATAGGCTTCGCTTTCGCTTACAAGTCGCTTCTGTTTCGCTTCGGTTTCGCTTATTGTTTGCTTTGATTTCGGTCTACTACCATTGATATAGTTAGTATTACCTTTCTCTAATACTGGTCTTATCAGCCTCCATATAGTCAATGATAGACCACTTAATGATGGCTCAACAAAGTCTAATGAGTATTCAAATATGGCATTGTATAACTCAGCCTGATTCTCTTTAGGTAGTTCTTTTATAGATTCAAACATTGACCGATAAAAGATACAAGTATCTCTGCTATTCATATCATAAAAAATACCCTATGAGGACTGAGGTAGTATCGACCTTGATTTTACTCTTAGTCTCTCAGTCACCATAGGGTGACAATGTTTTACAATCTATTCAGGATACTACCTCTGAATGGTGCTAAGTTAGTCAAATAATGTGATACTATTAGACTCTTTTTTAAATCTATTATTAGCTTCTAATAAGTTCAATTTAGCTTGTTTGAAGTATGAATCTTTCAACTCTATACCAATTGCCTTACGACC